GTCCAAGTTAGCGGGTCGGCTATCTGATAAGTTAAGCCCAATTTGGGATTACTATAATCAGGTTATCGATGGTGCGACGAACCCTTTGAGGGCTCATCGTCGATTCTTCCATTACCACAAAGAGAATATTAATGAATTAACTGCTGGCGGTGAATACAGCGTATTCGCCCATCCAGCTCTGGGGGGGTTGGGTTTTAAGCTCCACCCTGATGTGGCTCGTGAGGTTTACTTCACACCATTTCAGAGACGGTTTGCTTATTACCTGGGACACCTTCTCCGCCAGCCCTTCGAGGGGGAATTTGAGAAATTCCGTCCTTTTAGGGGGTTAATTCATGAAAAAAGATCTACGTCAAGTGTTGCACAAAAAGCGCGTTTCCACCATGGCCAATATGAGGTTCGACCTCAAATCGGTCCTTTGGTGGAAGGGGAGGAGGAAGTTCGGAATTTGGAGAAAGTTGCAGAATCGGCGAAGCTTTCCATTGGGTTAGACCCTGAAAAGACTGTGCTCGTGGTTAGACCTCCTGACCATAAGATCATGGTCGGATTTAGGTCTTCAACTACATATGAGGCCAACGATTCCCGCGTGACTTCCTTTCCATTCCGATGGGTTGAGATCAGGCCAATCTTGCCTAAGCCGGGTACCATTGAGTTAAACCCGGGGCCTTATGGGTCACGCTATGTCAAGATGGATGAGGTCCTCCGTTTTAAAGGAGACCTCTATTTCCACTGGTGTGACTATGCGACTATCACGGATCTCTGGTGCAAAAGTTCTGAGCACCCTTGTGATGTCTGTATAAGGCTACACCGCGATATGAACCACGAGGGTAGGTCAGATGATCGTTTGACCCCTTATGACCCTCGGTCGCGGTGTGTAGGCTAGATTGGTTGGACCTGAGCATGTCCTTAAACTGCTTATGGGGTTGATGAGGTGAAATGCCCAAAACGGTGGTTCGGAGCTTCCGATGCCTTAATACTTCCGTGCTAAACAAAATGCCGAGAGACTGCACGGCGCAGCCCCTGACAGGATACATCGCACCTTAATTGGTCTGGTGGATGCTTACCTTAATTGGTTGGCACATAACGAAAGTCAGGCGAGTAGTAGAGGTTGAGGTCGGTATAGAGATATGTTAGTTAGAGGGGTGTACCGTTCTTGACGGGATGCCTCTTAGTAACTTCACTGGCCAGATGCCAGGTTCTCACCGATCCTCGTAATCCCATCCTACTCTACGGTCCTCATCGATGTACAGTCCTTCTATTGAACGAGAAGGATCCCATGTTGCGTTCAAGATCTCAAGCCCGAAAGGGCAATCAGTCGAACGGTAAGGGTTCTTCGACCCCTGTCCGTGCCCCCGTGGCGGCTGCTTCTGTGCGCCGAATGGCCAAGCCGAACATCCGGAATTCCGGTGCTGCGGCTGGCGATATTCGTGTTGTGCACAGAGAATACGTCGGAGAAATCTTCGGTTCAGTTGCTTTTGCTGCCCGAAGTCACTCGATCAATCCCGGTTTAGGCTGGGAGTTCCCGTGGTTGAGCAAGATCGCTCAGCGCTATGAGTCCTATAGGTTCAATCGGTTGCGGTACTGTTTCGAGACTGAGTCTCCAACCAGCACCACTGGGGCCGTGATGGGAGTCATCGATTATGACTCTACTGATCCGGCTCCGACCGACAAGATCCAGGAGCTCAATTACCGCGACGCGGTTCGCTCACCTCCCTGGTCTGACTTCTGTTTGGAAGCCACCAAGGAGGATCTCCACAAGCGCCAGACCTATTTTGTCCGGTCTGGCTTCACGAGTGAGGACCTACGCCTCTTTGACGTGGGCAATTTCTTCCTCTGTGTTCAAGGACAAGCAGCTGCCACTGTTATCGGCGAGCTTTATGTCGAGTATGATGTTTCACTGATGACCCCTCAGGTCGGTGACCTGGGATGGGATCATGCAGTGTGGGGGGAGTTTACTGGATCTAGTAACTCCGCCCCAGCGGCGACAGTCAAAGGGAATCTTCCCGTTACTGTTGATTCCACTGGGACTACGACTTCGGTCACGACCTTTACTTTCACCGGCCCTTGGGAGGGTTTCCTCTCTCTGGCGCTGGTGGGGTCGACTTTATCCAATTACACTACGAATACTGGCACTGTTGCGATTACGGATCGCTCCGACGTCGTTAATAGTGGTGGTACTCAAGAGTCTGGATACAGTCAACTGAAGGCCGTTGTCGGTGACACTCTTATAGTCACAATCCCCAATGCTACGATCACAAGCTCCCGATTTGCGTTTGGGCAGGGCGACCCTGTCTAGACTGATTGCTCTTTCCTCCCTCCTCGAGCAGATAATTCCCTGGGTGGTTATACCTTCGCCGGGTTTCCGAATAACTAGGTTCCATTTGGTATAGCGTGCTTCGCGCAGCTCAA